ATTGGTGCAAGTCCATGTAACAAATTCTATTCAGCTAAACAAATGTACGGAATAGTGACTGTTGATAGATGTTCGTCTGCATGGTCAAAACGCAGGGATCATGCAGAGATCAGGCGGTTATGTGTTGCAGATGAAGAATGTGTAACAGAGAAAAATCTACCACTTGCAAGCTTCTTGCTTGGTAAGGCTAGGCAATCCTGCTTTGCCATAGGCTACCGGGTGTTAATAACATACACCCAGCCGCATGAGTCAGGCGCATCACTCAAAGCGGCTGGTTTTCATATACAGAAATACAATGCGAAGAAATATGATGACGGCAGTGTTGAGGGGCTTGTTCAGTGGGTCTGTTGGGATGGACACCAGCCAGATGAAAACGAAAGAGATTTTACTAAGCAAGGCTTAGAAAAGCTTAAACAGTTTCAATTAGCCTAGTAATGCCGCGTGGCAATATCTTAAAGCATAGCCTTTACACTTGGCTATGCTTTTTTTTATTTACAAATGGATTGTTTTGTTAGGCAATTCGGTTTGCTCCGGTAATGCATTACTTAGCATTGCGCCTAAACTCGCAAGCTCGATTTTATCGAGTCAGTTTTTCTTGTCAACCCCATAACTTTCACGCACCACTTGAACCCAAGTTGGCAATGACATTTCTGTAACAAGCCGTGGATCATAAGAGAAAGAGCGACAGACCGCCATAAGCTGTATGACACAACGGATTGGACGATTGTTAAACTTGTATATCAAGACTGGGAACCTATCGCCGGATGCCGCACAAGCTTGTTCCCACCATGCTTGTTTGTATGTTGAGCCAGAAGCATAAGCCTTACATTCAATAGACCAGCCGGGGATCACAATGTCAGCCTCACCCTTGATTTGATATTGAGAGAGGTTGCGCTTCGGCATCTCAGGCAGATGCTCACCAAGATGGTCTTTTATGTAGTTGACGCAAAATCTTTCAAATTGTGCGCCTTTCGCTCTACTGTCAGTCATAGCCAATCAATCCTTGTTTCTGTTGCGTTACTTTCCCATACAAACCAGCCATAAGCAGTGGTGCCATTGCCGTTTGGCTCTTCATCGCCTCGCCATATTGTCAGCCGTTGAGAGAACACCCAGACCCTAGCTGGCCTATGGTTGTCAAATAGAGAGACACGGCGTTGCTGGCCTTCTAGGAATGACAGACGCAACAACCAGCAATGCTTCTTAGCACCCAAATCAATAGCCTTCTGTATAAACTGTTGCGCCAGTTTATATGGTGGGTTGGTGATAATGTTTGGGGCTGCAAGATTTTGCTCCATGAGAAAGTCGATGCCAGACTTGCCAAAACCATAGCTATTTAGATCAGTGCTGATGACGTTGTGGTATAAAGAGACAGGCGCAGATATAGCACCATCGCCGCAAGCTGGCTCCCAGATGTCACCATCAAAGCTTTCATTATCTAACAATGCTTCAATGGCTACTAATGGCGTTGGGTAAAAATCATCTTTCTGCCTTGTCATCCTGTACACTCTCCACCATCTGCTTGACAAAAATAATCCTGTTCATCAAAGACCCAATCCTGTTGCCTTTGCACAAACTCAACAAGACTTGCCATGTCTCTGTTTCGTTCAAAGCGATTGTCCAGCCTTTGCTCTGCATCAATCCACCATTGGGCTAGTTCTGGATGCTCTCTTGCCATCAGAGCAAGCGTGGCCTCACTTTTGAGAAAACAAAAATCACAGTTACCCTTCATGGTTTTGCCGTTGTGCATAGGCAAGGCCAAGTCAAAGGGTTGAAGCATCCAGAAAGCCTCGACATCACGTTTTGTTTTTTGCGCCTCTGCCAAGGGATAAAACAAATCTATATTGCCTTCTGATTTTTTTGTGAGTCTGCGCGGTTCATCAGCGCGTATGCCAATGACATGTTTCCAACTCTTCCAACCCAGTGATTTCAAATATTTCTGGCCTGTTTGCATCTTTAAAACGCCAGTGCAGAAACGAAATCTAGCGTTTGGCAATCTGTTATATTTGTTTATCAACTTATCAAAAGGCTCACCATTTCTGCTTGCGCTGTTATGATTCACAACTTTAAAATAGTTTTTGCCTTTATCTGTAATGTCATACTCAAGCCATACTATCGGCACATCCCAACGCTCTGAAACCTGTCGTACAAAGTCCAGTGTTTCGGGCATCTCTCTGCCTGTGTTTTGGAATGAAACAACTGCATTTCTTGGCAAACCATTGTTTGCTTCAAGTATTTTATACAGCATGTAACCCGATGTTCTGCCGCCACTGAAACTTATCTGCACGTTACCATCGGGAAGTTTGAAGTTATCAGTCATGTTTCTGCCCATAAACCAGTTTGCACACCGGGCAAGTCAGGTTGCCATCTAAGAAAGTTTCACATCTCAAACACATGTCAGCCGCGGCAAGTCGAGCCAGTCTGCCATCACCCTCTGTGGTTTCTGGCGGTAGCTTGCCAGTGCCATTGCATAGGTCACAGTCTTCCGGCACTACATCAGTAGGATCAAACCAATCCTTGACGTAACGGAAACCTTTACCGCTGCACTTGTAACATTGTCGAATCAAAAAAGTCATTCGGCTTCACCTCACCATCTGTCGCTAACAAAATCCTACGCATGATTTCTGGGCTTGGGTAGCGTCTGCCAGCTATAAAGTGACAAACGGCAGAGCGAGTAATTCCACATCGCCTTGCGAATCGAGCCTGACTAATTTTGTTGGTCTTCAAATATTCGCTTAGTGTCATAACACACCTCTCTCCGATTTGACTTCCAGTATGGCATAGAATAATTCCGTTGACAATATGTTTACGCTGTGGTAGGCTGTAAAAACTAGCAAAGGAGAAAGCAATGCAAAGAGTATGGTATTTTGATGGGCTGATACAGTATGCTGATGGACACTATGAAGCTGTCTACTTCAACAACATAGATGATGATGTCAGTTTTACAGACGCAACACCAGCACAAATAGAACGCGGCAACCGCGTTTGTAAGTATTGTGGTGAGCGTGGCGGTCATAAAGACGGGTGCAGTGAACCAGTCACTGATCTCAATTCCATATTTGGTAGGCTGTAAAAATGGATATTTACAAACACGATAGCGCGAGTGGCGCAACGTCACCAAAGTATGAAATGATCTTTAAGTTGTGGCTTAGAGCAACAACAAATCTGAACCCTGTGTTCCCAGATAATGCAGCTATGCTTACAGGACGCACTGTTGAGATGGGTGTGCGCCGTGTCGAGGGGTTGGAAAACTTTGACCCTGATAAGGGAAAGCAAGACGGTATGCCAGTTGCTGAAGCTACCCGGCACATGATGTCAGACTATGACGAGTATGTGCCAAGGGATTGGGATGAGGGCAAAGACAGAGAAGAGCATGAGGCTTTCAGAGAACACTTGCCCGACATGTTAGCCAACGCACTAGAGGGTTTGAAGGCGTGGCAAAACAAACACGGACTGAACACCGTAAATGGTGAGCATGTAACTTGGCACTCTGTTCCAGAACTTGATGTGCGGATTATGATGTTCAGAGACTTCTATGGTGGTGATGTACTGTGCGATCTCAAATGCAAAATGCCACAGAGAAACCCACTAAAAAAAGATGGCACACGCACATGGCGCATACCAAAGCCCGACACCCAACCAACCGAAAACAATATCAAACAGATGTCAGTGTACTGGAGAGCGACAGGCCAAAAGCCATCACTGCTACAAGTCACTGCATCTGGTTATCATATCTGGGATGAGAACAACTGCGAACTGCTACAAGAGCAACATCTTGAGCAAGTCTATCAGGATGTGAAGCGTAGTTGGATTACCACACAAAATCTAATTCGTGCCGCTAACGGAAACTGGCACACACTAGCTGGCCTTGTGGCGCCGGATTTTACGGAGATCGCCCGGCGTCATGGGCCACACATACTCAAACTAGCGAGGGAGTTCTGGAAATGATTACAGTGCAAGATTCGGACGATATGTTTGATTTATTTTACACACCGCCACACAAGCTGGTCAGGCGAGATGATCCAGTGACAAGCCGTGAGGCTGCTGAGAGCGTTGACACAAGCCACATGGAGCAAGTCGTTCTTGAAGCCATACAAGACTTTGGCGCGACAGGGTGCATCTCTGATGAGGTGCTATCGAGACTGCCACACTACGGCTACAGCACAGTCACTGCTAGATACAAGCAGCTAAAAGAGAAAGGGCTAATAAAGGTGGATGACCGCAAGCGCAAGGGCAAGTCAGGCCGTGGTCAGTTGGTGATGTGGGCAACAGAATTTTATGTGGAGCAAGAGGATGGATGAGGAAACACAACAGCGCATCGACATGCTGCAAATAAAAGTCGATGAGTTAGAGGCAAAGGTGCTAGAACAAATGGTTGCCTTTACCACTGCCTTGAAACTGATTGCGGATTTATTGGAGCAAAAAAATGGCTAGAGCAGACTTGCCACAAAACCTCATTGAAGCCTTGCAAGAGGTGGGCATGAGTCCTGTCATGGATCAGGGTGCTGTGTGGAACTGCCGAGGTACACCAGTTGTTTTGCACAAAGCGTTAGAGCGTATCGCTCATAAAAAGGGCATACGCTTTGACCCACCAATGGTCATAGAGACAAGTGCTGAACAAAACATTGCCGTGATGTGTGTCACTGGCTACCTTGGTGAGTTCAGCGAGTGGTCAATAGGTGAAAGCACACCGCGAAACACCACAAACAATTACCCTTTTGCAATGGCAGAGAAACGTGCAAAAGACAGGGTGATACTGAAGCTGATAGGTGTTGCTGGCTTTGTTTATTCAGAGGAAGAGGCTGATGAATTTAAGGATAGCAAACCACAGTCAAATAAAAATGATGAAACTGGCTTCAACCCAGAGGAACAAAAGGCAAGAAACTTTTTGCGTGACGTTCATATGAAATGCAGCCCAGCCAACATGAAAACATCTAATGACTTTGAGAGATTGGTTTCGCCAGACTATTTTGCTGGGTGTATGAGAGAAGCAAAAGAACATGCACCAGAGGTGTTTGCTAAGATTGAAGAAGAACTAGCGCAAGCTGCGCGTAGATTGAAATTGGAGTGGTAATATGCCTGTAAAACAAAGAAAGAAAGTGTTTGGTTTTAAGTTGTTTCCTAACCGAGACAAGAAATCAGATCGTGCGCCGGACTTTGGCAATGCAAATATGCAGTGCTATGACCCCATTATGAAACAGATTGGGCCTATATCACTATCACCAGATAAGAAGTATGAAGTGTCAGGTTGGACAGAGGCTGATGGATCTATCGGCATCGCAATCAATGAGGTGTTTGAGGTGGAGTCAGCAGACAACATTGCTGATGGTATTTCACAAGGTGGATTCAAGCCGATTGCAGAGGCTATCGAAACACAACACTACCCAGAAGGGCGGCAGGAAGCCCCACAACAGGCCAAAGTAGAAAAAAGGTGGTAAGGAAGCGGAAACGTGACAAAGCCCACCCTAGCGGCTTCAGTGCGCCAGCAAATAATAGATGGGTTACTTGTGATAGGTGTGAAAAACAGATGCCAACAATCGGTGGGTATTGGGTAATCAATGGATTAGGGGAGTTGTTGTGCTATGGAAACGAAAGTTGTTTCGCTCAGAGAGCATATAGACATCAAGGAAGCGAGGCTGGTAGCACCTGACTACTATGCCGCGCTAATCTTGTCGGGCTGGGGATTGTTTAGAATACTAGAGCATCATGGCTTTGAGCCACTGAAACCCAAGCACATAGTATCACTGACAGATGCTAGTGCGTACACAACAGAGGCACATGTCATAGAGTGCCTTGCTCAGTATATTGCAAGCGGTAGAGAGTTAGTTACCTAGCTTTATTTCTTTTTTTAGGTTTCTTTCTACGCAAACGTGGGTCTGACATTTTTGGTTTCATCTTGGCAGATTTCATGCCGCCACCTGATTTTTTACCGTACATTATTTTTTCCTCTTCTTAGATGCTATTATTTTCTTTTGCAGTGCTGGCGGCAGAGTCTTCTGCTTTGCTGTCAGCATACCGTTGCCGTTCTTCTTCATACCCTTTTTCTTCATCCCCGGCATCACTTCTTTCCTTTCTTTTTGGCTTTATTACGTTTGGATATTGCTGCTGCCTTCGACTTTGCATCAGCCTTGCTGCTTGCACCCCATGCCCGGAGTGATAGTAACAACCTTGTCGGCTTGCCATTTTTTCTCTCTGGCCCCCTCATGTTGCCCATACGAGCCAAGAAACTAGCGCGTCTGGGGTTGTCGCCCTTCTTGACAGGTGCTTTTAGGTTCATGCCCTGCCGCCTAGCAGACGCACGGCCTCTAGCGTTCAAACCACCCTTGGGGTTCTTGCCAGCTTTGCGTTGCCATGCTGGTGTCTTAGCCATCTGCCAATGCTCTCATACGATCTACCAAACGTCTAGCCCTGTTGGGAACCTGTGTGTACCACCGCGAGTCTACCATCTCATCTGCCGCCTTGTCCCAATCCCTTGCGTCAACGCCAGCTTTCATTCCTTTAAATTTGCTGAGTCTGGGTCTGCCCATATTAAACATCATGTTAGCTATGATATGCTGACACTCCTCTGGCAAATCGTCAAAGTCAGGGTACAATACTTTGCACTCATCTATTGTCACAGACATATCCAGTGCAAACAATTTTTTAACACGCTCTTGCTCAACTGTTGTCCCAACAGGTTTGCCATGCTCCTCATCATTTTCGGTAATCAAATGACCAATGCCGCAAGTAGGCAAGCCAAGGTGATCTAAATACACCTCGTACTTACAGCCCTCGTCTTCGGCTATCTCTTCTCTGAGTCTATCTTTGTTCAT